TTTGACATAGCCATTCACGAACTGAAGATCGCGATTGAGTATGAGGGAATCGCGGGTGGTAGATCACGCCACACGGAGATTGCCGGATACACAGGAGACTGCGAGAAGTACAACGCCGCGCAGATTCTTGGATGGATTGTGCTACGGTTCACGGCGAAGAACATCAAACAGGCGCGCGAGGTTGTGATCGCGGCTATAAATTCGCGGGGATGAGAGTACTGGTAGCGTGTGAATATAGCGGGATAGTTCGTGATGCGTTCATTGCGCGCGGACACGATGCCATGAGTTGCGACCTACTTCCGACCGATCAGCCAGGGCCGCACTATCAGGGAGATGTTTTTGACGTAATCAATGACGGATGGGATATGATGATAGCGCACCCGCCATGCACCAGGCTATGTAACAGCGGCGTGAGTTGGCTCGAAAAGCGTAATCTGTGGGGAGATATGAAAGATGGCGCGGCGTTTTTTAAGAGGTTAATGGATTCAGATATTTTGAAGATTGCAATTGAAAATCCAATCCCGCACCGATATGCACTCGCCGAGATCGGTAGGCGTTACGATCAGATTATTCAACCCTGGATGTTTGGTCATGGGGAAACGAAGGCAACCTGCCTATGGCTCAAAAATTTGCCTCCTTTGATTTCGACGGCATTTAGCAGCGAGCGGATTCAACGCCTTCACCTTTTGCCACCGAGCGAAACCAGGGCGAAGGAACGCAGCAAAACTTATCAAGGAATCGCCGACGCAATGGCACAACAATGGAATAATTAAACCAATATGAAAAAGCAAACTAAAACCCTAACAGTCGTCCCACACAAAAAAATTGTGAAGTTGACAGCAAATGAACCAGTTCCATTGGACGCAAAGTTTTTGTACGCAAAGTAGGAATTTGTTGGAATGTTTGGTTATATCAGTAACCTAAAACCATCTTATCAAACCGTTTTTTACTATGAAATTGGATAGCGCATGATAACAAACTTTGAAACAATTACCTCCCATTTGAACGCAAACGACCTGAAATTCGTTCCGATCATCATCGCGGGCATGAAGGCCCACAGAGGAAAAGATAACGCAATTACGGGCGCGCAAATCGCTTCTAAGGTTTCCGGCCTGACTGAGCCAAGATTGAGAAAGATTGTGAACCATATCCGGCAGAATGGATTGCTCCCGATCATTGCCACGTCAAATGGCTACTTCATGGCCGATTGTGAGAAGGATATCGTAGATCAGATTCAGTCGCTTCAGGATAGGATTGACGCGATTAAGGCCGCGCAGGACGGATTACGTAAATTTGTAAACACATAAACACATACATCATGAAACAAAAATCAGACTTCCCGCTGACATTGCGGGGAAATCACAATCCTGTTTCCATAATGGACAAACTGAAATTAGCAGAAATGAAAGTGATAGCGGTCATTCCGGTATTTGGCCGCAATCCACTTGTCAAGATTACCATTGAGCGATTACTGAAGGTTAATGGATGCGCTCAGGTCGTGTGCGTCGGTTCAGGCAGGAAGGACAAAGAAACCTGCGAGGCGGCGGGTGCGGTATGGGTTGAACACCCAAACACGCCACTTGGCCGCAAATGGAATATTGGATTTTTTAAGGCGCGGGAACTTGGCGCGGATGCTGTTTTGTTTGTTGGGTCGTCGGATTGGGTGAGCGAAAACTGGATACAGAAGTCGTTGCCTCATTTGAATGACTACGGAATGACGGGCTCGGCTGGCTGTCACTTTATTGACTTTCGCATGGACGACACGCGGCTTGTGTATTGGGCGGGATATAAACACGGAACGCCTAAAAGCAAACGGGCCGCTGAAAGATTTGGTGAACCCATTGGGATTGGTCGAATGCTTTCCGCTGAGTGTCTTGATGCAATAGGATGGAAACCGTTTGATAATTCGCAGGAAAGAAGCCTTGATTGGACAATGTATCAGAAGGTTGTGAATGCCGGACTGAAAGTGAAATTGATTGACGACGACACAATGCACGCGCTGTCTATTTCATGTGAAAAATGGCCGAACAAGCATAGGTTTGAAGACCATTGGACAAACAAATTGCCGTCCATGAAAATCATTACTTTTGACGATTGGATGAACCACCAATTTCCTGAACACAACACCCTCAAACAAAACATTTTCAATCCATGACAACCTGTAACCGTTGCCTGTTTACTTCCGATTTCGCCCACATTCACGACGACGGAGAGTGTGAATACTGCAAACTTCACAACTCACTTGAACAATCGGCTAACCCTGCCGACCTTTCAAATATTATGGATAAGGTGAGGCGCAAGGGGCGAGGAAAGAAATACGATTGCCTGATTGGAATTAGTGGCGGCATGGATTCGTCCACGCTTCTTTATTGGGCGGTTAATCAGGGATTGCGCCCGCTTGTGATTCACTTCGATAATCATTGGAACGCACCACAGGCGAAGCACAATATGACTGCGCTCATTCAGAAGTTAGGCGTGGACGCGCAGGTACATTATGTTGACGATCAGGAATACAAAGACGTTTGCCGTGCCTTCCTTGCCGCCGGACTTCCTGATGCCGATATTCCAAATGACATCGCCATGACAAAGATCATGTATGAGGTAGCCGAAAGGCATGGGATCAAGTACATTCTCAATGGTCACGATTTCCGCACAGAGGGAAGCACACCGAAGGGATGGACGTACATGGACGCGAAGTATATCGAATCGGTTTACTATTGGTTCACGGGAAGTAAATTGACCAACTTTCCGCTGTTTACGTTTTGGGATCAGATCAGGTGCGCGATCAAAGGCATTAAGCAAGTTCGCCCGTTTCACTACATGATGCCCGAAAAACGCGCGATGTGGGATGCTGAAATGATTTCGTTTATCGGATGGCAAAGCTACGGCGGCAAGCATTGTGAGAACGTGTACACCGAGTTTGTGGGTAGTTACTTGCTTCCGGTGAAGTTCGGAATTGATAAGCGGATTGTGTACCTGTCTGCGCGTGTTCGGTCGGGGGTAATTACCCGCGCTGAGGCTGAGAAAGAAATGGCGATGCGTTCTGACTTTGACTTCACGAAATTGGGAAGCGATGCTGACAGTATTGCTCACCTGATAATGAACGACATTCAGCGGCGTGAAAACTTTGCCCGTTACAATTTCAAACGCTACAAGTTTCTGATTTGGATAATGGCAAAGATGAAGGTTGTGCCGTGGACGTTTTATGTAAAGTATGCGAAGTGAACTGGCAAGATGATTATCTTCCAAAGCAAATTGAGGCACTTACGCACTTATCCAGTAGTCAAAGTGCTGAAACTGTGCTATATGGCGGCAGTGCCGGATCTGGCAAAAGTTGGCTCGGTTGCCGATGGCAGATCATGCGCCGCCTTCGTTACGCGGGTACGCGCGGCCTGATCGGTCGATCAAAACTGGACACACTGAAGAAGACAACGCTTCGCACTTTTTTTGAGGTATGTGGCCAGTTAAAAATGGAAGCGGGTAAACATTACACGTTCAACGCGCAATCCAATATCATATCATTCTTCAATGGTTCGGAAATCATTTTGAAGGATTTGTTCGCGTATCCCTCCGATCCGAATTTTGATTCCCTCGGATCACTTGAAATCACGGATTTCTTTATTGATGAAGTCGCGCAAGTGACGCAGAAGGCTGTGAGTATTGTTCAGTCGCGCGTCAGGTTTAAGCTGAACGAATTTGGATTGAAGCCAAAGGGATTGATGTCGTGTAACCCGTCGAAAGGATGGCTTTACAATGACTATTACAAGCCGTGGAAGGATGGCACGTTGCCCTCGCATCGGGTGTTCGTTCCGGCATTACCCGGGGATAACTCCTACCTCCCCGAATCGTACCTCGACACGTTATCCCGCCTCCCCGAACAAGACAGGAAACGTCTGCGTGACGGCGATTGGGACTTCGACGAATCAATAGACCGCATCTTCAACACCGACGACGTTCTCAGGTGCTTCCGCAACGAACTAATGGCGGGCGAAAAACGCATCACGGCTGACGTTGCGAGGTTTGGTAAGGATAGGACTGTAATAGGCGTTTGGCAGGGGCTATCAATCACCCACGTGGAGATACTTCGCCGCGCAGACGTTCAGCAGGTCGTGACGAAGATCAGGGAACTTGCTAATTTGCATCAGGTGAAACTTTCGAATGTCATTGCGGATGAGGATGGGGTCGGCGGTGGCGTGGTTGACGGTTTGAAGTGTAGAGGCTTCGTCAATGGATCACGCGCCACGAAGCCTGATCGGTACGTCAACCTGAAGGCTGAATGTTACTACAAACTTGCCGAACTGATTGAGCGTAACGCGATCACGTTCATCGGGCCTACGTTGGACGCCCTGCGGGATGAGATCGTAAAGGAGTTGGATATGGTGCGCCGGAAGAACGTAGATAAGGATGGAAAATTAGCCGTGACGGGAAAGGACGAAATCAAGGCCGCGCATGGTATTTCGCCTGACATCAGCGACATGATAATGATGCGGTGCTTCTTTG